GGTCAGGGTTACCAATCGCAAGGACGCGGGCACCCTCTGTGTTAGTAACCGCTTCGGTTGCGGTATATAGGTCGTTCGGGATACCGCCAGCCTCATCAAGGATAACCATCACGTAACGGCGGTGGATACCTTGGAAGCTTGAAACCAAATCCTTATCGGCAGGGCGGCGACCCCATGCCATAACGAAACCATCATCGAGCTTCCACTCCTGTGACTGGTTAATCTGACCAGGCAGGTTCACGCCATTGGCTTTAGCCAAATCATAGTTGGCTTTAATCTCGGTAAATAGAACACGAGCAATCTGTACATAAGTAGGTGCAGAACAAATAACCGCAACATCACGCGGCTCATGGGTGGCAACCCACCACACAGCAAGCATACCTGCGAGACCGGACTTACCGGCACCGTTACATGACACAACCGCAGTGTGGGTGTTATGCACAACCGAGTTAGCAACCTCGCGCTGCTTTGACCACATGTGCTTGCCTAGGACTTCCTTAGCCCACAGGGCTGGGTCATCTAGGTATTCCGCTTTACGTGAGCGGGCACGAAGGTCAGCAATAACACCGTCTAAGACGCTATCTATCAATTCTTGCGAACCCACTTGTCATGCTCTAGGTGCCAGAAGACAGCTGCATATACATACAAATTGCTGCCGTGGTATGACTCGACTCTTCTGAAGGTTATATCAATATTGCGGTAGTTGGTCTTCATGGCAGCAGCCCACTCCGGTCCAAAGCGATACTTACGCTTGGTCATCAGATTGCTCCTCGTCCATGATTTCATACTTAGCCCGCACAAGGCCGTCAGCCACGAGGGCCTCAAGTTCGCTTCGGCTGATATCTGGGTATCGTTCATTGAGCTCACGCTTCGTGAACTCAAGTGCCGAGTCCATTGCGCGTAGCAGTACGGTCTGCTGGTGCATTGACAACTTGATTACATTCTCATCAAGCACGGTCTGCTGCTGGTCAAGGCGCTTGCCGATTACCTCTAGGGCTTTGAGTAGTAGACGGGCTGAGTCCAAGTCCTTGGCTTTGAGGGCCATATCGCGGAGCGAGTCTTTTAGTTCGTGCAGTTCACTCAGGAGGAGCTGACGCTGCTGATGTTCGGTCCATACGTCGCGTGAATCAAGCAGGGTCTTTACGTGTTGCACAGCCTGAGCAGCAGGGATGCCGCTAAGGCGTTCCATCTCCTGTGGGCTACGACCATCTGCGGCAGCCTTTAGAAGGATGTCGTCGAGGATGGTTGTGCCGCGGTTTGCAGGTAGATTCATGTTTAGTCTTAAAGTCCTAGGATGCCCATCGGGCGCTTGCGGTGACGGGAGGTTCCGTTCTCGTTTGCTTCGTTTGCCTTAAGCATGTGGTCCAGTTTACGCTCAAGGTCAATCAAGCGGTCGTGCAGCTTGTTCTGACCTAGGATAAGGTCGTGGATAATCTGCTGAGTTTCCTCGTTTATGTCTGAGGTTTCTGCTTGTGGTTCTTCTGGTAGGTCAGTTAGTCCACGGGCCATGAGTTCTCCTTGGGGGTCAAAAGTTTTAAAAAATGTGCGTGAAAAATTTTTTAGATGAGAGATTCGTCAGGAAGTTTTTCATCCCGATATGTTTGGATGGCGGCATCGATGATGTCCCATGCTTCGTAGTCGTTGTCAATCTCAAAGAAGACTGTCTGACAATCGTTGCTTGTCTCGTCGCAGAACTTAGCCTGCCATACCTCGGTGTTGGTTTCATCTGTGCAAGGGTCAACAAGGTCAAGGACCATGGTGAACTTACCGAGGCCTTGCATGTTTACGATTATTTCTGACATATAAGTATCTTAGCATACAAATTATTTTGGAAGTTGCGAAAAATTGGATACGGGTCTGACCCGCTGAAAATCGGCTACCTGACGCGAATAAAAAGATTTCTTTGGGACAAGCTTTTTTGCCGTTTTGATTTGACAAGTGTCGAAATACCTGCTTTAGTTGTCTTATTGCTCCTTGACAACTCCACAGAGAACCCGATTTAGCGGGTGAACTTTAGCCAGACTTTGGCTAGGGTATTTTCGCTAAACAAAGGAAACGGAAAACATGATTACAACTTACGCCGAGGCGATTACCTCGACAGTAGACGAGCTCATTTACTGGCTCGAAAAGGGACACACGGTAAACGGCTATCGCCAGACCATCCGAGAGGGCATTGACCGCCGTATTAGCCGAATGACTAAGTCGGAAGTAACCCCCGAGCAAGTAGACCGAATCTGTAACGCCATCGACAACCTGCCGTTTGCGCTCTAAGGAGACCGAGAACATGAACTACTTCAACTGTGCTACATGCTACGCCGAGGCAACCGAACAAGTCCGAGGCACTAAGGGCAACATCGAGGAGGCGGGGCAACTCGCTTACGAGTTTCTACACTATGAATGGAATCACGGCAACAAAGAAAAGATGGGGTACTAAACCATGGATGAACTGATGGAAATCCTAGACAACCGCGCCGAGTTCGCCGAGTTTGACGAACGCGAATCCATCGCCGAGACCGTTCGCTCAGTCTTTGGCGATGACGTGGAGTTTACCTATTACGATTAGCAACAAGCCTAGCCCGCGGGGGTTTAGTGAGTTCGACTCTCACCTAGGCACGGATGGCAACCCTGCCAGACACTACAAAGGAGACACGGAAACATGATTACACGCGCAACTTACAAGACCATGCCGGCACTATTGGCAACTAAAACCCCGTTCACTCACGGCTCACACTCGGCTTACCTAGACCCAGATGGCGAGTACCGAGTCTTTTCTTACTCAACCCTAATCGCGGTTTATAGCGAGCCGGCAAAGGCTCAAGCGGGTTTCGAGGCAGGTTGGCTAACAAGCCCGAACCCGATTTGGCTAAACGAGCGCAAGTACTCGATGACAACCTCCCGCCTCCAGAACATCATTCGCAAGGCTTGGGGAATCTAATGCGCGGGTTTCTAGATTACGTACACTTTGGCGGGCTCATAATCGGAATCACGCTAACCGCCGATGCCCTCGCCAACCTAGGCACTATCGGGCATAACGTAATCGGGGAGTTGCTAATCTCCCTCGGTTGCCTAGTTCTATCGTTCACGGCGTACACGCTCAAGACTCGCGTCTAACTCTAGCCATCGGTTATCAGCCTAAACTCTGATAGCCTTTGGAGTCAGTTAGGCTCACAACAACAAACAAAGGAAACGGAAACATGAACGCTATACAGGCGCGACTAATCGCCATGGGCTTAGACCTAGAGATTAGAACTTGGCACGGCTCAAAGATGACGATGACACGCGAGCCCGCGATGAAGTCGCTAGAGCGACTAACGGGAATCGACAGTTATAAGACCTTTGGCAAGGGACTACAGGGCAGAATCAACGCCTTGGAATGGCTAAACGAGTGTCTAGTCGATAACGGACTAGAGCCTGTACAGAGACTAACTAAGGAGGCATAGAACATGCCAAGACCAGACTCAAACCGAACCGTAACCGCCAAGGCGCGAACCCTAGTTCTACGGCGAGCGCGAATCACTAAGCAACTGACAGGGAGGGGAATCTAATGATTTGCGAACTCTGCCAATGGCAGAACCCTTACACGAGTAACCTTAGTTTCTGTCCGAACTGTGGAGCAGAACCCCGCTACTTACGCGACCTAGACTAAGCAACCGCCAGACTGGCAGACATTCGGGTTCGAGTCCCGAACTGGCACTTGACAAACAACCAGAAAGGAGTTATACTAATAACATAACACAATAGCGAGTCACAGAGCCAGCCCAAGCGCTCAAAATCAGAAGGGTCAAAATCCACCCTGCCCGTTTTATAAACGTGACTTTTACCTATCAAGTCTAGCATAAATCCCGCTATTTGTCAAGTATTTATTTATAACGATTTTGTTATAAACATGGCTTGACAAAGCGCTCGCCGAATGCTAGACTTGGTTTGATACTTGTTTTGTATTATAACGATTTGGTAACAAGGCTTGACAAAGCTACCTCGGCATGGTATAACACGGCGAGCGCCTGTCCGTTATAAAACCGTTATAAACTATTTTGCCAAAGTGGCTTGACAACCTCCAAACCTGTGTTATAGTTTACTTATAACCAAATAGCAACAAGCGAGAGATGGCAAGTCAAAAGATTTTTTGAAAATAACTTGACAAGCAAAAAGATTCGTGTTATAGTTACAACATAACAAAACAAGGCTCTGATAAGTGTCCTAGGCAACGGCTTATCAGCGTGACGGCAGACACGATAAAAGTGGCAAGTCGTCTCCGACAACCGCAAGGCTCGGAGGCGCAACCAAACTTACAGGAGGGTACGGAATGATTACACAGGAGTTAGCAGACCAGATTATGGATTTGTCTGGTTACGTGTCTAGCGGCGTTGGTTTGCCATCGCGCTATCTAATGCCAGAGTTAGTCACGGCAAGCGACAGGTACGAACTAATGCGCCGTCTAGAGTTCATCTCACGAACCGCCGACAGAATAGCCAAAGACCTAAAGAGGAGCAACTAATGTACAAAGTCACAGAACCGATTCTATTCGGCGAGGATAACCGCGTGTCCGTCTATTATGACGAATGCCAGTACACGGCAGACGAACTACTAGGCGATGGGTTTGGAATGTTCGCGCTCCAACTAGACCGAGGCTTACGCCGACAGGATTTCGGTGAGTTCACAGACGAACTAAATCTATTGTGTAACCGTATAGATTACTCACAGTACGAGTCTGCCATCGGCAAGTACCTAAATCTAGCGGGACAACATTACCGTATTATCCAACTCCATGGCGTTAGCCAAAGTGACTGGGCAAAGGTTATTGTCTACTCTCCCGATGAGTTTGTCGAAACGCCAGAGTTTAGAACCGCGCTTAGAGACTGGTGGCGTGGAGACGTGTACGATTTACGTCACGAACGCCGAGAACTATTTACCAATGCCGATGGCACGAAGACCATCGAGCAATGGGAGACCGTAGATTCCATTAGCGGGATTATGGTTGCCGACTATGACGAACTTACCCCGATTTGCCGAGAGACTTTTACCCTGCCAGAGGAGGCAAAGTAACCATGCTAACACCGTACCAAGAGATTCTAGAAACCGTGGCTCGCAACCTAGAGACCATCCAAGATAACCCCTATCCCGATGACGCTCTATCGGAATGGGCAGATTCAGAAGTCCCGATTTACACGAACGAGATTATCGCCGAGTGGCGAGACCTAGATTCAGACTACTGGGATAGAGGCTCGGATTACAAAGCCGATGATTCGACCATTGTAGACCTTATGCGCTATGACCTGTACGCCTATTACACCGAGTCTTTTTACCGAGCCTATCGCGAGGTACTTGACAAACTGCCAGACACCGAGGAGGAGTAAACCGTGAACAAAATCCTAACCGATTTCACCTTGCGATTCATAACCGATGACGTGTCCGATGGCAGGGGTACAGAGTACCGTTGCTCCGTCTATGACACCGAGTCAAATCTACTAGCCGATGGATGGGGAGCAACCCCCGCCAAAGCCATGCTAGAGGCTATCGAATACTGGCAGAGAAACTAACCTGTGGATAACTTTTTTTCCGCGAGTCACTCTCTCCACTAGAAACTTATTATACTATAATAAATATATATATAAAGAGATAGACCGTATTGAAAATCCATCCAGAAAAATCATATATGTAGCAGATTTCGCAACATATTTGATTTTTACCCCCGAAACCGACTTGACAAAGCAAAAATATAATGCTAAAATAGCAGAAAGTTATATCGCTTGTATAGTATATAGTATAAATAAGTTATAACACTTTTTACCCCCGATTTACCCCGTTCACAGACTTTTCACAGAAAACACCGAAAACCAAAATAGAAAGTTATCCACAGGAGGGCAACATGAAACTAATCACCGATTACTCAGAGTTCACGGTTTACGAAACATCAACCGGCAAAGGCGTGTTGTTCATCAAGAAGCCGACACGTGGCAACAACGTGGCTCTATTTGAAACATCTACACAGGCAGAAGCAACCGCTCTAGCATTGGCTTTCGGCGGTTCAGTATCTCTAACTCACCGTATCAAAAAGCCCGTAATCACCGAAGTTCTAGTTTCACAGGAGGTAAACGCCTAATGACACACCCGACTCTAACCCCTAGCGCAACCAAGGATTACCGACTAAACGCCTATGCCGATGGATTCGGCAAGTGGCATTGCGAGATTCTATTCACAGTCCCGATGGGCAACACGAACATGGCACACGCGATTCTAGTGAACGCCATCCGACACGCCAAGCGAACTATCAGGGCAGAGATTGTCGAGCGCATGGCTCCGACACCGACTAGACACTTGCGCTATGAAGTGACAGCCAATAACCTTACAGCACAGAACCAAATCACTTACCTACGTGTATCGGAGAAGTACTAAACATGAAAAAATCAGACCTAGTTATCGGCAACTACTATGCCTATTCAACCAAGCGTGAAGACTTACCATCGTGGATTACCAAAGTCAAACTGGTAGACCTACAGTCCGAGAAAAGTTACCGTTCAAAGTCAAACACCGTTGGCGTGGAGTTCACACACACCATGGGATGGGGAGACACCCGCGAGGAGTACAAGAAAATCGAGTACGTACAGTTGTACACGCTAAAGGGAGACTTTCAGACCGTGGCGAACGCGATTGAAATCCGTAAGAAGGATGCCGAGATTCGCAACCTAAAGTCCGAGATTGAAAAGAACCGTTTGATTGGAGTTGTGAACCGCTACAAGAAAGCGTTCATCGAGTTCGGTATCTCACCGTACCGATTCAGCGACTACCGACCATCGTTCACGGTGGAGTTCACCGAGGAGCAGTTCAAGACCGTATCACGATTGCTAGAGACTTACAACAAAGACCTAGCAGACGCTAAGGCACAAGCAGAGGAGGCTATCAATGCCTAAGTATCTAATCGAGGCAAAGCGTACGCATTGGTACGAAGTCACCATCGAGGCAGAGACCGAGAACGCCGCGATTGAAGAAGTCCGTAGTTGGATGGCAGATGATTTTGAAGAGTACGAAACGAACGCGCAATGGGATTTTGACAGCGAAGAACTAGAGGAGAGCGAATGAGCAAGTACAAGTACACGGTTTGGATGGAATACGGATTCGATATCGAGACCGATGAAGAACTAGACCTAGACAACCCGACAGAGTATTTTGCGCTACAGTATCTGGCAGACCAGAAGTTGCGCGAAATCGGATTAGATGATATCATCCTAGAAACAACTTATAACAACATAAGCGTAGAGGAGATAAAGTAATGTCAGCGTACGAAGCAGTAATCGATTTGACCGTGGAGATTCAGGCGAGTAGCGATGAGCAAGCAGACCAGATTTTCTTGAAAGATTTTACCGATGAAGTCTTGGCACTAGCCAAAGACAAGTACAAGATTTGGATTGACATCCGACAGATTTCAAAGATTCTGGAGAGCAACTAATGGCAACTTGGACAGTCGAGCAGAAGGTTGAAGTCTGGTATAAAACCACAGTCGAAGCCGAAACGCCAGAGCAAGCGATTAGATTTGCCGATGGAGAAGGCGACTGGCAACGTACAGAAGATACCGAGTGGACAGACGAATACTGGGTCATGAACGAAGATAGCACAGAGCAATACACAATCCGCAACGGCATCATGTACGCAGAGTAAGGAGTAACTGTGGCAACCAAGGCACTAACGTACGAGTACGTATCCGACTATTGTGTAGTTGTATTCCGAGTCGATGGCGAAGATGACTGGAGCGAGGAGCAGTTCGATTCAGCGGGAGAGTTCGACCTAGCAGACTACGTAAAGTCACCAGAAGATTTTCACCTAAACGATGTATATGAACTTGACAACTAGCAATATCTATGTTATAGTTACCTAACAAGCAAACAAAGGAGAGAGATGCACAACCCACACAACCTAGAAAAAGTAGCGCGGAGAGTAGCGCAAGACCTAGTAGAGATGCACGAAGCAACCGCGATTGAACTAGAGTTCTGGGGCAACGCACTTGAACTGGTAAGCCAGTTCTACCGAATCAATCTGACATTCGACTTGAAGGAGAACAAGTAATGGGTTTGGACATGTACCTACGCGCTCGCAAGTATGTTAGCGACTACAGTTACCAAGAGGGCAAGGAGCGAGACGAGTTCGAGGGCATCCTATCAGCCATCGGACTAGACCGCGATGACATCGCAGTTGAAACACCATCAGCCTACGTAGAAGTTGGCGTTGGCTACTGGCGCAAGGCTAACCACATTCACAACTGGTTTGTGGAGAATCTAGCAAACGGCGAAGATGACTGTAAGCCAGTCTACGTAAACCGCAAAGACTTGGTGGAGTTGTATAACCTAGTCAATGACGTTATGAAGGTCAAGGATAGACAAGAGGCAAACCCAGATGAGGCATTGCCATCACCAGAAGACCTGCTACCGACAACCGAGGGATTCTTCTTCGGCGACACCGAGTACGATGACTGGTACTGGATGCAGACCGAGTACACACGTGACCGATTGAAGGTCATCCTAGAGAATCCTAAGTTTGAGGATTACGACTTCGAGTATCGGGCATCTTGGTAACATGAGCGTACGCATATCAATAGGAGAGAACATGCAGTTAGTTTCACGAGAAGTAATCGACATGGGCAGTATGTGCGTATGGTGTCGAGAGGATACGCGAGTTGGTTCAGGTAAGTTTGTGAATCGTATCCCTGTTGGCTGTACCGTGGCAGACCTACCATACGACATGCCATGGATTGAAGATAAATCTGCCTTCGTTGAAGGCTACGGCTGTGAGGAGTGCTACGAAGATGAAGACTAAAGACTACGACTACAACGTGTACGTGCTGGATGGCGTGTTGTCACTAAGCGCATACCAGTTGGAGGTTGCATCCAATGGACAGATTCAGATGCGAACTGACAACTACGTCAGCGAACACTATCCGATGACACCAGAGAACCACGATGCAGTTTCATACCTACTTGATAGCGAAGACTGGGCAGACGACATCCGCTACTGGGATGAGCATGACGACTGGCATGGGCTTGAGTACTTGACAGAGGGCAATGTACCTGCTATGATTGCGGAATGGGTAAATAACCTACCCGAATACGAGATGTTAGATAGGAGTAAAGAGATTGCTAACTGATACTTTCCGTGCCGTATGGTGCGATGACGATATGCCAGACAAGTCTTTCAACGTGGAGATTGCAAGACTAGACAAGCCAGAGGTACGCGCCTACTGGGACTCGCTATCAGAGCAGGAGCAGGAGATTGCCGATGACGTTATCTTCTACTTCGTATACGATGAGAGCGAATGGGATGACTTATACGACCCGAACAACGGCGGAGACTTTTACCTACTAAAGGAGGATAACTAATGACACAGTTTTATTTTGCAACAGACGGCAGTTACGGCGAGGCAACAGACCTTATTGTGGTGGACACTACAGACTGGACAGACGAGGACTGGGAACTGATTGAGTTCTCTACCGACATGGAGCGTAGCAATATCGCGCAACGCCTTAGCGAGAGCAAGTAGTGGTAGAGGTAAGCCTAGCCCACAAGCAGGTGGACTTTTTATTCCACGCACTAAAGATGGCAGAGTCAGCGTACACGCAGACTGGAAACTGGAAAGCGTCTAAGACGGTATCAGATATCCACAGAGAACTACATAAACAGATTTTTACATACGGACAAGTAACAGAAAGCGATGGTTGGGATGAGTAAAGAGATGGATGCGATTGCGTTAGCAATCAAGACCGCACGAGCCAATGAGAAGATTGCTATTGCAGAAGCGACCAAGCGAGCCAAGTTGGTTATCGAGCAGGAGACATCAGGCGAGCATGGGGCAGTCGTGGAACAGGTTCGACACGCACTTGTGATTGGCATGTCAGCACGACAGATTGGTAAGGCGTACGGCTCATCAGACCCACACACAGCCAAGCGATTGATTACCGAGGCGTTGGCTGGTACGACACCTGACACCATGAGTTCACACCCAGAGTGGAAACTCACCCGCAACGTAGATGGTACATTCAGCATTACAGCCTACGGACTTGGCGATGCTAAGTTGTCAGGCTTCGGCACGTTCAAGATTGACGATGACGGCGAGAACTTCAGCCTTATTGACGGCGACATGTTCTTGCAGGTACAGTTGTACCGACTAGGTTACAAGGATGTAGTATTGGAGGAGGCACGTGGCTAATGAAGACTATGAAGACATGGTTGCAACGGTTGGTGATACTGCCGATTACTATTCTGATGTTACTGGGCGCAACATTAGTATGGGCGTTGATACTAGCCTTGATGTTTGGCTTGATACCAATCGCACTAACGGCAGAGAATATTTTGACTCGCTTGAAGAAGCGGAGCGCCGAGTAAAGTTGTTGTATGATGACCTACTACCAGACGAAGATGAGATAGACCCACTAGAAGGATTCTAAATGAGAACCAAGTTACCGAAACTTACACTAGAGCAACGCCAAGCAGATGCCGTTAGCAAGATGGTTGCAGAGCCAACCAAAGCAGCACTAAACGCAAGCCTTATGGGAACTGGCAAGACTCTAATGGGAGTCGAGGTAGCGAAGGGTATCAACGCCAAGGTCCAACTAATCATCGGTCCACTAAATACATACTGGGGTTGGTGGGATACGATTCAGCGACAGACTGACTACCTAAGTCAGATTCACCGGATTGATTCAAGCAAGTCAGGCAAAGAGGCTTTCGAGTTATTGAAAGCAAATACCCCTGGCTGGTATTTCATCGGGCGTGAGTACTTCAGAACCAAGGACTGGGCTGGCATTGTGCCGGACATTGTCCTAGTAGACGAGTGCCACTTCGCACAGAACCGCAAGAGCAAGTCATTCACAAAGTTGAAGACGTTGAAGTCTGGATACAAGTTGTCAATGTCGGGAACTCCATCGGGCAATAAGTTCGAGGGATTCTGGGCGGTTAGCAGATTCCTGTGGAGCGACACGAAGATTGTTGATAAGTCATTCTGGAAATGGGTAGACAAATATGCAGAGACGGCGTACTCACCATTCGCAGGAGTCGAGGTTGTTCGTGAGAAAGTTGCAGGTAAGTTTGTTGCAGACCTTCCGTGCTACATCCGTCTTGAGACCAACCACAATCTACAGGTAGTCGAAGAGACTAGGTTCGTGGACTTGACACCGGCACAGCGCAAGGTATATGATAAGTTCGAGCGTGACTTGGTTGTCTGGCTAAAAGACAACCCGATGATTGCAGAAGTTCCGATTGCAGCACGTATCAGACTTCGACAGATTACCCTCGCTGTGCCAAGTATCAGCGAGGCTAACGAGGTTATCTTCGAGGATGATGCAGTAAGCACTAAGTACAAGGCGCTTCAAGAAATCATTGAAGACAATCCAAATGAGCCGATGTTGCTATTGACAGACAGCCAGAAGTATGCTAGCCTTGTTGCAAGACGACTTGGCGCAGATGCTTTCGAGTGGAGCGGTCAAGCGAATCAGAAGCAACGCGAAGAAGCCAAGCAAAAGTTCTTGGCTGGTGAGCTGAAGTATATCGTCGCGGTTATTCCGGCGATTGCTGAGGGCGTAGATGGATTGCAGGATGTATGTTCTACAATCGTCTGGCTCTCACACAGCGACAGCAACCTAATGAATCAGCAGGTTGTCGAGCGAATCCGCAGACGTGGACAGAAGAACATTGTTAAGATTTACGACATCGTGGCACGTGACACTTATGACGAAGGGCAGATATCTAATCTGCTACAGCGTCAGCTAGAGATGAATGCCACATTGAGAAGTAAGGAGTAGTATGGATTTTGCAGATTACATTATGGTTGTTCTGATTCTAGGACTAGGCGCTTCGGTGATTTTCAGCGTTGCACTTCAGGCGGTTGTGACTATGGTTGCTGTTGTTTATAAGCCAAAGCCACGAACCCTGTCAGTTCGCCAACACCACTACGACTTTGACCAGGATGAAAACTAAGGAGATGCCATGTCGCTTATCGATGGACCAATCAATCAGCCAGAGCACGACTGCTGTGAGGCGGATGAATGTATAGAGCCAGACGAAGAGCAAAACATCGAATGCCGATGCGAGAAGCACTACTGCGACAGCTGTGGTTTACAGTGCAACTGCCGTTGCGACAGCGACTACGACAACTGGAGGGATAGCCAATATGACTAACGAGACACCAATCTACAATGAGATGCAAAAGCACTATCAAATGCTACAGGCAACTGCCCGAATCGAAGCCCGCATGGAACTTGTGAAAGACCTAAAGGCAATCAAGCGACCAGTAAAGCAGGTGCTTGACCTTATCAAGGAGTATGAGCTGCGCGATGGCAAAGCTTAAGACACCTAAGCCACCTTGCTCAGTGCAAGATTGCCACACTGAGAGTTGGCGACTATATGAGTATTGCCGCAAGCACCAGGCGAGACTGATGCGAACCGGCACAGTCGAGGGCATCGAGGCTATCCGTGCAATCAACCGCGAGGCCAAAGAAGAAGCGTCTAAGTATTGTAAAGAAGAAGGATGCGAAGAGTTGGCAGTCCAGCGCAAGAGATGTGAGTGGCACTACGACGACCTGATTGAACGCTTACGTATCCGCAACCAACAGAACTATGAACTAATGCAAGACTACGAAGACATCGACTATGATGACTTCTGGGAATGGGTAAAGAAGGAGCTGAAGTTAGATGCCTGAGATTCTGCAGGGTATTTGTATCGGCTACTTCTTGTATCCACCAGTAACGGCCATACTTACCGGCCTTATCGCTCTTATCAAAGGAGAGAAGTAAATGAGCAAGATGAACGAAGAGTGGCTAAAGGAAA